AAGGAGGAGTTCCAACGATTGCTGAACACTACGGTTGGTTCGGAACACTTTATGGACTTGCTAAAGAAGGTGGAATACTCAAACTAACTGGCGATAAATCAGTAACCGATGTAAATTTCATAACTATGTTAAACTGGCTGAGTATAGAAGATGAGATAAATAAGGAACAAGAAAAAGAAGATAGAAGAAGATTACAACAAATGAGCTGGAGAAAATAATATGATTAATTTTAACGAGATAGTAAATCTGTTTGAACTAGCAGTAAATGAAAACCAATTCTATAAAGGATTTGGTTTTGGTTCCATAGATAATTTGGATAGTGCAGTAAATACAGGCTACCCTTTATTGTTTATCAGACCGATGAGTTCTCCTGGTTTGAGTGGAGTAGATGGTAGAGTAAGAACTTTAACCTTTGAATTATACTCATTAGATGTTCCTAAATTATCAGACCAAGATAGGAGAGTATCCCTTTCCAATACAGAACAAGGTATCTATGATGTATATGGATATATTTTAGATGGGCCAGTTCAATACGATTTACAAATAACAATGTCTAATATAGTTCCATTAGTAGAAGCCTTCGGTGACAAAGCCGCAGGTTGGTTATCAACAATTAACATAGTAGGAACTGGTACAGGTATTACCTACTGTAACATTCCAAGGTAATGAGCATGGATAATAAAATAGCGTATGCAGGTGGTTTCTTAACTACAACCATTGTGAGTATGGATGTGAATAATATTCTAGCAACGGCATTATTAGGTTTAATAGGTGGTTTCTTTGGTATATTAGGAAAAGGATTATATTATTGTATTAAGGATAGGCTATGGAAGAAGTAATAAAAGTATTACACGAAGGAAGCAGAAGAATAAAAGAAGCACTGCAAGATGGTATCATCAATCAGGGTTTACTTAAAACAGGTACTCTTGCCAATTCAGTAAAAACCCAAGTAGATGAAACCTCCTTAGAAATCATAACCTTTATGCAGGATTATGGATTATACCAAGATAGTGGTATAAGTGGAACACAGAGGAAGATAAGTGGTGATAGTAGGTCTTTATATAACCCAGGCCAGTTTCGTTCTAAAATGATAGGTGGAACACTACCCTTTGGAGTAAGAGTAGGAATTGCACAACAGGGATTTAGACCACGTCCATTCATCGTTCCGGCGTTTGATAGAGTAGCGGAACAATACTTGGATGAAGCCTTAACCGAAGCAGGAGCAATGGATATAGATACAAGTATAAAAAATATATTCCTTACCAATGGAGGAACCGCAATATGAGTGTAACGATAAATTTACAACCAACTTACCCTAATGTAACAAGAACTAATTTACTTTATGTAGTAGCTTCTAATGAAACCCAATCATCACAATTCCAATATGTAATGGATGTAGTAAGTGGTTCTCTACTAACAAGAATAAAACAATACCCTAACCCAGCAGGAGTAGCAGTATATGATGTAGGTAAGATACTTGGTGATTATATAGATGAAAGAACTGATGTCTTTGATATATCAGGCTCTACTAACTATGGTAGTGGTAAAGGAACCTTCACAATCAACTTTGGTGAAGAATACGGAACCTCTCCTTCTTCATCAGTAACCCTATACAATGGTAATGGTACCGCAGGTGAGCCAGCAGTAACAGGCACAACCTCTGTGGTATGGGAAGGTATAATAGAACCTAACAATGGTTTTGGATATAATTGGGATGATGTATATAGTGAAAATATATTCTTAACATCCTACCCTAACTCACAAACTCCTTCTACTGATTTTAACTACAAAAAAGTAGCAAGAGAGGATTATGGGATACTCTCTTTTAAAGGAGATGATGTGAGTGGAACTATACAAGTAACACTAAAAACAAAAGCAGGTGGAACAATTGGTTCTCCTATAAATGTAAAAGCAGTAGTAGATAGTGTAGGAACTATAATACCAGTAGGACCACAAAACTTATTACTTGCAGGAGTAACTCAACCACAATTAGATGCAACTGAATATTACTATGTAACAATAGGTAGTGATTCATTTTACTTCCTAATAGATGAAGCAAGTTGCCATTACGAAAGAGTAAATTTCTTCTTTCTAAATAAACAAGGTGCGTGGGATTTCCATGGTATAACTTTACCGAAAAGAAAATCAACCGAAGTAACAAGACAAACTATAACCAAGCCATTTGTAGATTATAGTTCCCTAACCTCAACCTATGATAATAAAAGAAGAGGAAGTGATTACTACCATATCGCACTACAAGATAGATTTACTATATCTACCCAATATCTAACACAAGATGAAGCGGATTGGTTATCTCAAATGTTGGAAAGTTCTAATGTATTCATACAAGAGGGAGATAAATTCTCACCAATAATGATAACGAACTCATCATATACCCACAATACAAATAAAAGAACACAGAAAATATTTCAATACGATATAGAATACACTTTTGCAAACCAAAGACGAGTAAGATAATATGGCAGATATAATCATCAGAGCAGTATGGGAAGGCGTTACCTATGATTTAGATATAGACTCTAACATTCCACTACGCCTTGATGTATCTGCGATAGAAAACCAATCAGTAGGTTCAATTTATGGGGTAGGTTCTCAACCTTTTGAATTATCGGGAACTAAAACCAACAATAGGTTCTTTAAGAATGGATATGAGATAGGAGCAGATGATATACCAGCGTTTTACAATACCATTGATGGTTATGTAATCTACAACGGAGAAACTGTCTTAGAAGGGCAGATGCAACTTTTAGAAATTATAACTGATGAAAGTGGGTATGTATCTTATAAGGTTCAAATAACTGATTCAGTAGTTCAGTTCAAAGATTCTCTGGCATCTAAATTAGTAAAGGATGCGGATTGGAGTAATTATAATCATACACTAACTAATAATGTAATAACTCAATCGTGGAATGATGAACTTTTAAGTGGTTCAATTTACTACCCTATGGCTGATTATGGTAGAGGTGATGATGATATATACCCAACCATACCAAGAATACAAATAGGAACAGATATAGGTGCTATAGGTTCCACTATAACACCAATGCAACTAAAACAATTTCTACCAGCAATAAAAGTTAGAGATGTTTTAGATGTATTGTTTAACCAAGTAGGATTTAGATATACAGGTTCATTTACCGAAAGAGAAGATTTTGATAAACTATACCTTTTAAATAAACCTAAAGAAGAATTAGGAATAGTTGTAGAACCATTAACTATAGCAACATTTGCAGCAACCGCAGATATAAATCAATATTTTGCAATAGAAACAAGTGGGGAAGTATATGCATCAACAGAAATAAGTGACCCACTAAATAGATATAACCCAACTTTATCACAATATACTACAGGAGATGATGGAAATTATACATTTAATGCACAAATAGGGTTCTTCAACCCAGTTGCAGGTAACCCTGGAGCTGATGTAAGTGTAACTTTGGAAGTTCGTGCAGGAGTATCTGTTTTATCAAGTATACTTTTAGATGCAGAAGAAGTAATATTGAAAAGTTCTGATGGATTTGGACCTAAGTACCTAAATGTATCATCAACAGGATTAAGAGCAGCTAGTAATATAGTATTTTTACGGGTAATATATACCCAAGTTGCTGGAGGAGGAATTCCTGTTGATTTAATCTTAACATCATTTAGTACTAAATTTAATTGCACATCAGCACCAATCTCATATAATGGAGCCCAGGTAGATATGTCCTTGCAGTGGAACCCACAAGTAAAATCATTAGATTTTATAACAGGATTAATACAACAATTTAACCTTGTGATAACTCCTGAATATGGTCAAAATAATCTTATAAGAATAGAACAATTTGATGATTGGATATTACAAGGAGAGAATAAAGATTGGACAGAAAAGTATGAAACTGCAGAAAGAATAGCAATCAAACATACAGTAGATGAACAACAAAGAGAGTTACTAATAAAGAATGCTGATGATAATGATAGGTTCTCACAACTTGCAATAGATAACTCGCCAAACTTCCAATATGGAACTCTTCGTGTTTTAAGTGCTAATAATATATCACAAGGACAAAGGAAAATAGGAGATTACTTTGCGCCAGTGGTAATAGGAGGTTCTTTAATACCTTTTGAAACAGGTTCGGATGGTACCCCTACATTCAATATAGATTTAAATACTTCGTTGGTTATACCCCACCTATACAAGTATGATAATAGCAAACAACAA